GAACAAAACCTCATCGACATCTATGATCTTATTGAACATGCTATTGATAATGCCTTTGAGGGACAAATGAATTTAAAGTTTTATGATTACCTTAAGGCAACTAAAACTAAAAAACATGAGATTGATTCTTTTATTGAAAGCAAAACAGCTGCTGAGATCACTGATATCACGTTAGAACTTGATGAATATCTCAAAGGTGGTCAAGATAATGAACATAAACAACTGCGTGAGGGGTATGGACACATACCAAAACCTCAGGCAAGAAAGATAAAAACATATTTGTATGGCATCCTTGAAGATGCATGGAGGTACAGTCGTGACAGAAAACCTGGACGACGAAAGAAACAAACTAAATAACGTAGATCCCCAAATAAATCGTGGGGTAGAGTTGCTGCTACGCAACAGGAGGAAAAAAGCCGAAAGACCCAAAACTTTTCAGATAAAGTTTGGTAAGATGGTTACTTTCTTCCGCAGAGAGATTGTCTTGCATCTGAATCTTTATCTGGACATCAGAAAAAAATAGTCTCTGGAGATAGAAAAATGTTAGCAGTAACTCTCACGATAGGAACTTTAGTTTCAATCATGTTCTTTTTTGTTGGTGGTATGGTAGGATGGCTGGCAAAAGAACATGTATATCAAACTCAACCCGTTTTCACCCATCCAGAGATGTTTGATGAAAATGGAAATATATTACCAGATGAAATTTTAGCAGTACGATTTGAAAACGATTATGACTACGACGAAGAAGAAGACGACAACGACTAGGAAGAAAACTACAACTCCTAGAAAACCAGCTGCAATTGAAACTCTTCCAACTAATCCATTTGTCTATGAAGTTTTGGAACTTGCATCTAAGCAAAGATCTAAAGCAAACAAGATTAAAGTTTTGAAGACCTATGAGCACATTTCTCTGAAGTCTATTTTTATTTGGAACTTTGATGAATCTGTAGTTAGTCTTCTTCCTCCTGGAGAGGTTCCTTATGGTGATGCAGAAGATCAATCCGTATACTCTGGAAGTCTTTCTGAGAACATTGCTAAGGAAGCAAGGGGTGGTGAGTCTGCAACAGGTCAGGACATGGATGGTAGAGGTAAGACATCTCTTCGTAGGGAATATCAAAACCTCTATCACTTTGTGAAAGGTGGCAATAATAATATCAATAGCATTCGTCGTGAGATGATGTTCATCAATCTTCTTCAAGGTCTTCATCCTAAAGAGGCTGAGGTTTTAATCTTAACAAAAGATAAAAAACTTACAGATAAATACAAAATAAGTTTTGAAATTGTAAAAGAAGCATATCCTGATATTCAGTGGGGTAATCGTTCATGACAGCAACTGTCGAAACCAAACAAGAAGAGATGGCAAGTTACGGTAAAGAAATTAACAATGTAAATCCATCTGATTATTGTTGTCAGATTCTGCAAGAGAAGACTACTCATCAAGCAGCAAATGACAAATCATTTCCCAATGATGCACGACTCATATATTATATCGTCGATGGTGTTCAATATATGGATCTGACACGATGTAAGAAAACAGTGCAACTTTTTGATATGTACTATGATAAGTATGGCAAAGGTGCAGTTCAAAAAATTGAATTTGGATATGGTACAGTCAATCCAAAACTATGGGGATACAAATCAAAAGATTCTAAAAAGAAAAAATGAATGACGACGATATTAAAGAGCAGATAAATGCTCTTATTAGAGATGAAATTCAGGATACAATTAATGATTATGTTGAAGCTAAAGAAGTTGTAGAGGAAAGTGGTCTTGGTTTCGTTGAGAAGGAAGATGAAAAGGAACTTAAAGTTAGTATCTCTCAACAAGAGATTGACAACATTCTAAAAGAATACAAAAAAATCAAAAAAGGTCAAAGGTCTAATCTTACACATATTAAAAAGTTAGGACTTGTTGATAAGAATGGAAGACCTTTGAAATAAATACACCAGGTGTAGGTAAAACATGCTATCAACACAATATAGGTTGCGTCTAGAGTTCATTTGTAAGTGTATTGCAAATGGTGAAGAGGTTAAACTAGATGATATGATCTGGGCTGAAAAGTTAAGCAAAGCAAATACAACTGCTCGCGAAATGCTTAAGAAAGCAAGAAGGCATTCATCTCAAGATATTCAAGAAGGTAGCATAGATGATTTTATGAATAGGATGGGATTAGGTGACCCCGACCCATCCAATTATAAGACGGGGTTTAATGGTGCAGATGAGATTGTAGAGTGGTTTCAGCAAGACAAACCTGATGACTGGAGGCAACGTGACTAATGATTTCTTAGATAACTTAGCAAATCACCAATACCAAAAAATGATTGATAAGATTACACCAGAAACATACGAAAAAATGAATGAGGAGTTTGAAGAGGAAGGCCTTGCTTTCCGAATCATTGTCCCTACTCAAGAACAAATTGATGAATGGAGGCAAAGTGACTAAGTTTTTAATGTTTACAAAAGAGTCTTGCGGACCATGTGGACTCGTTAAAAAATATATTACTGCTCTCAAGGATTCTCGTGAGAGTATTATTGAAGAAATTTATCTTGAGGACGTAAGTGATGTACCTATTCCTGAAGAGAATCTTGCACTCGCTAAAAAGTATAGTGTGACTGCCACTCCTGTTCTTGTAATTGCTGATGAGAATGGAGAACTGTTAGAAACCTATATTGGTGGACTGCCTATCACTCAAAATATTCGTAAGTTGTGGGAAAAGTACGATGCCTGATGTAACTAAATTGAATATTACCAAAAACTTGGTAGAGAAGATTGCTGAACTTTTGAATGCAGAGGTTCATTATTCTCTTTTAGTTGACTATAAAGGTACGAAGACAAGAAAAATTTCAATCATGTACAAAGACGAATGAAACAAGCACTTGTATATTCAAATGGAAGTCAAGAATCTGAAAGAGCAAAGATGGTTCTTGAAGCATGTGGTCAGGAAGTAAGAGAGTTTTTACTTGGTGTTGACTTCAGTGACAAACAATTCAGAGCAGAGTTTGGAAGCGAAGCTGAGTATCCTCAGGTTGCTATTGGACTCAATCATCGTGGTACTTTAAAAGAAACTTTGAAGTACATGAGTGATTCCGGAATGTTTCTTTAAACTGTATCTCATGATACAAAAGAACTTGACTATATAGAATACATGGTCTATAGTAGACCTACGTTCATCCAATGGTATCTCTACTGTTGGCTTTCACCTTAGCCCATCACGATCCGTCACCCTATGGGTGGCACATTTCCTGTGAAAGGTTTCTACAACTCAGAGTTGAGACACAGATGCGAGACGACATCGACCAACGGTCGAAGTGGAATCTCATCCAGTATTTCAAATCTAAAGTTGATGGCGAATGCAATGGTACATTTACCTAGGACGCAAGTAAGTCGCGGAACGGAGCGTTCATCCCATGATTGATTTATTACTCTACTCTACCATTCATTGTACCGATGCTGAGGATATGATCCGACGCATTGAAGCGAATAAAAGTGTAGATGTAATCATTAGAACTGAGGTGATTGAGACCGTAAAGGAAGCAACACCTGAGTGCAACTGGGACGCAAACGACTGAAGGAACGGGGCGCAAATCCCATACTTCAGGAGTAACTACAATGAACACCTTAAATCTCATCAAAAAGCAGATCACCAAAGCTGCTGCACTTCATGACGCTCAGATCACTCACACTGCATATCGTGGCGTTGAGTATGATACTCGTTGTGTAGAAAGTAAGGAAACTCACGGTACATTCTGCTATCGTGGTAAAACTTACACAAAGTGAGACAATTAGACAAACTTACTTTACAGAGAGGGTTACAAACCCTCTCTTTTTTTGTACTTACATTACATTGTTAGAAATGTATATTAAGATACCAAAACTATACTAGATACTATCAGAAAGCAACAGGAGGTAGCATGTAAGAAATGTCCTTACATCATGACTTGGTACTCTTGGAGGCTGTTATGCACAATTTAATCTCACACAATCAACTAGCAGGATGGAAACAAAGTGTTTTGAGACTTGAAAGAACACTGGACAAAACAATGGATGACTCGGATCTGTTAAACGACTATTATGACTGTCTAATTGAATGTGATGATGATCAGGCTACATGCAAACGAATATGTAGGAGGATACTAGAATAGTTTTGATGAGGGGTTGACAACCCCTCTTTTAGTTTATATAATAGTTTGACTGAGTTTATATGTATGGACAGAGAGAAACTCAAACTAATTGTACGCAATTTAGAATCTCTTGTAGACTGTCTAAAGTCAGAGGTATATTCTGACGTAGATGCCTACAAGGAAAATCTTGCTACAATTACCGACTACGATGAAGTTTATGATGAAGGAGACGATGATGGATACCCCGACTAAACTGATTAGCGTCACTCCCGATGCAGAGAAACACATGGCCTATTGCGCCCGTGTGTCTAATCCAAACAACCAGGACAATGAAAAGTTTTCTGGACTCCTAAAGTATTGTGTGAAGCATCAGCACTGGAGTATCTTTGAACAAGCATTCATGACTCTGGAGATCAATACTACAAGAGCTATCGCGGCTCAAGTGCTCCGGCATCGTTCGTTCACATATCAAGAATTTTCACAACGCTATGCAGATTCATCTCTGCTTGGTTTTGATAAGATCCCTCTGCCTGCACTACGTCGTCAGGATGAGAAGAATCGTCAGAACTCTATTGATGATCTAGATCCTTTTGATGTTCAAACCCTGGAACTTCAGATGCAAACTCTATTTGATTCTTCCATGGCTTTGTACAAGCAAATGCTGGGACGAGGTGTGGCAAAGGAATGTGCCCGGATGGTGCTTCCGTTATGCGTACCGACAAAAATGTACATGACCGGATCAGTTCGCTCATGGATTCATTATATCGAATTGCGTTCTGCAAATGGTACACAGAAGGAACATATGGATATCGCATTGGGCGCAAAAGAAATTTTTGTTGAACAGTTCCCTGCCGTTGCAGAAGCAATGGAGTGGGTTTGATAAATAATGTTAAGTTGAGATAATTTATGGCTACTTATCCTGTTATTAATAAACAAACTGGTGAACAAAAAGAAGTTAAGATGAGTGTTCACGACTGGGACCAGTGGAAAGAGGATAATCCTGAATGGGAACGACACTACACTCCAGAAAATGCTCCTAATTTTGGGGAGATTGGTGAGGTGTACGACAAACTGAAGAAATCCCATCCAGGGTGGAATGATGTTCTACGTAAAGCATCAAAAGCCCCAGGATCCAAAGTCAAACCCGTCTGAACGCACTTATGCCAGCAAAAAGAAAAAGTCAAACTCCAGTCCCATTCGGGATGAGCAACAAACAAATGAAAAGAAAAAAACCAATCAACTTAGACTTGATGAAACCAATTGATCCTCTTACAGAGAATCAACAGGAACTTTTTAGATGTTATAAGAACGATCAAAACCTAGTCGCATATGGATGTGCAGGTACTGGAAAGACTTTTATCACCCTCTACAACGCCCTCAGAGACGTTCTAGACCCTAAGTCACCCTACGAGAAGATCTACATCGTCAGATCGCTTGTGGCCACCAGAGAGATTGGTTTCCTGCCTGGAGACCATGAAGATAAATCATCCCTTTACCAGATTCCATATAAGAATATGGTGAAGTTTATGTTTGAATTGCCAACAGAGTCAGACTTTGAAATGCTCTATGGCAATCTTAAGACGCAAGGGACTATTAGTTTCTGGTCTACATCATTCATTCGTGGTACTACACTTGATAATGCCATTGTGATTGTAGATGAATTCCAGAACTTGAATTATCATGAACTTGATAGTATTATTACTAGGATTGGTGAGAATAGTAAGATCATGTTCTGTGGTGATGCTACTCAATCTGATTTGGTGAAAGATAGAGAAAAGAATGGTATTGCAGATTTCATGAGAATTCTTCGTATCATGCCTTCTATTGACATCGTTGAGTTTGGAGTGGATGATATTGTACGTTCAGGACTCGTTAAAGAATACTTACTTGCGAAAATGGAAGTTATTGAATGAATTTTACCCATCATAATTATCTCGGTGACCTTGAATTAAATAAAAAAGAAACGAACGGCATCCGCTTGTACCATCTCCCTGATGGTCAGTGGGTGCCTTCTATTACGTCTGTAACTTCTTTTTATAATCGACAGATCTTTGCTGACTGGCGTAAGCGAGTTGGTATTGAAGAAGCAAATCGTATTACGAAGAGAGCAACTAGTCGTGGAACAGACTTCCACGCAGCTACTGAACTCTATATGCTGAATAAGGAAATCAATTGGGATGATTTTCTACCAGCAACTAGGTTTATGTTTCATCATGCCAAACCATATCTTGACAAGATAAATAATGTACATGCTATCGAAAGAACTCTGTACTCAGAGTATCTTGGTTTGGCAGGAAGAGTTGACTGTATTGCAGAGTACGAAGGAGAACTTGCAGTCATCGATTTTAAAACATCTGAAAAGATAAAACCAGAAAAGTGGTTGGAGAATTATTTCGTTCAAGAAATGTTCTATGCTTCTGCTTACTATGAATTGACTGGTATCCCTGTAACGAAATTGATTACGATCATGGTCACTCCTGGTGGCGAGGTTGAAGTATTTGACAAAAGGAACAAAGGGGATTATATTAAATTATTAGTTCGCTATATTAAAGAATTTGTATCTCACAATCTTAGGACAGAGAATGGAGAATGAACTAGAAAAAGTATTAGAAAGTAAATTCTTTTGCCCATCTCGCTTCGCACAAGAAATCGAATCTCTTGTGCATAATAATGATGACATGAGTTATATCGATGCAATTATTCACTTCTGTGATTTGAATAAGATCGATGTAGAGTCAGTACCCAAGTTGATTTCAAAACCTCTGAAAGAAAAGATCAAATATGAGGCAATGGAACTCAACTTTTTGAAGAGAAGTTCAAGAGCTAAACTTCCACTGTAAATTAATTTTTTTGATGATGCCCTTTGAATGCTATAAGACGTATCTTGCGATGAAGTCTCACTTCACCAAGGACTCATATGACTATGTTCGTTTTAATGGAAGATGTAAAGCATCATTAGACGCATTTTATAAGAGGAGAGATCGATTCTTCTTTGAAAAGATGTCAAGACAACATGACAACAAGGAGATTGAACAGTTCTTTGTTGCTAATTTTGTTAGTTGTCAGAATCCTCAGTCTCTATACATGGCTGATATTATCAAGTATGGAGAAAAGAATTTTAAGGACTGGCAAAAGCGAACTCAATCCATGTCTTATCTTTTCAAAAATGAAGTTGATTCTCTTTTTTCAGATAAAAATTTTGATGAGATGTTTGTTGTCAAAGGTGGACAGCATCCAGAGTTAATCAAGCAGTATTTAAAAAATAAAGTTTCTATTGAAACACTTGTTATTCTTGATAGAATACTTGGTTACAAGTCTAAGTTTGACAAGAAAATGTCTGACCCAGTATGGGAGCAAGTATCGAGACGTATGGCCAAGTATTCTCCCTTCCTACATATAGATGTATTCCGTTACAAAAAGGTTCTTAAAAGTGTTGTCCTGGAGGGAAAATGAGTTTCTTTGATTCTGAAGTTGTTCGTGCAGAAATGACTGAGATTGGTGAACTTCAAGATGAAGTTTATACCAGTGTGTTTAAGTTTCCTTCCATGTCTCAGAAGGAAAAGGTTAAGCATGTAAATCTTTTGGAGAAACTCTTAGATAAGCAAAAGATTCTCTATACGAGACTGAGTTTGTCTGATGATCCAGAAGCAATTGAAATGAAAGAACGCATCCTGGACTCTGCTAAGATGATGGGTCTACCATCAAATGTTGATATGTCAGTTGTTTTTAACAATATGTCTGACATGCTAGGCATCATGAAGCAGCAGATTGACAGCACAGATACAGACCTGTAGAATAACGAAGTACACACAAGCCAAATCCAACGAATCCAATTAATCCTATGTCTTTTTCTAATCTTAAAAAGCAGTCCTCTCTTGGTTCTCTGACTTCCAAACTTGTTAAGGAAGTTGAGAAGATGAACAACAGTGGTGGTGGAGGTGATGATCGCCTCTGGAAGCCTGAGATGGACAAGACTGGTAATGGTTATGCCGTTATCCGTTTCCTTCCTGCTCCTGATGGAGAGGAACTTCCTTGGGCGAAGATGTATTCCCATGCATTCCAAGGCCCTGGTGGATGGTACATTGAGAACTCTCTGACTACGATTGGTCAGAAAGATCCTCTTGGTGAGTACAATCGTGAACTGTGGAACAGTGGCAACGATGCAGATAAGGACACTGTTCGTAAGCAGAAGCGTAAACTGTCCTACTATGCCAACATCTATGTTGTGCAGGACAAAGCAAATCCTCAGAACGAAGGCAAAGTCTTCCTCTACAAGTTTGGTAAGAAGATCTTTGACAAGATCATGGAAGCTATGCAACCTGAGTTTGAGGATGAAGAAGCAATCAATCCTTTTGACTTCTGGCAGGGTGCTAACTTCAAACTGAAACTGAAGAAGGTTGCAGGTTACTGGAACTATGATTCTTCTGAGTTTGATCGTCCTAGTGCTCTTCTGGATGACGATGATGCACTGGAAGCACTGTGGAAGAAGCAGTATTCACTGACTGCTATCACTGCTGCAGATCAGTTCAAGTCCTATGAAGATCTTGAGAAGCGTCTGAAGATGGTTCTGGGTCAGAAACCTGCCTCTCGTCGCTTTGATGAAGAGACCAATGATGAGGACAATGATCGTGGTAGTTACACTCCTAACTTCTCTTCACGCGAATCTAATCCCATGCCTCAAAGCATGAAGAACGAACTTGATTCTCTGAGTGAAGGCCGTGACTTCAATAGTCAAGACATCACTCCTACCAAGTCTGCTGACTCAGATGAAGATGATGCTCTGTCTTACTTCCAGCGTCTTGCTGAGGAATGATTACTGATATAGTCTAATATTATCTGCTTTCTTAAGGGTTTCACTCACATACTGGGTGGAACCCTTTTTGTATAGCATGAGTTCTTCAAGATCATCCTTAACTACATTCAAGTATCTTGGTTTGAGTAAGAATATATTTCTCTTTTCGTCTTCTATTTTTTCTTCGTATTGATAATTTGTGACTGGAGTTGAAATATCTTGAGTTACTACAAGACCTCCTTCCAAACCTGCATCATAGTAAGAGAAGTTATATGGTGAATCTACATGTATTCCTTCAGGGAAAACAACAACACCTGCAGCATTTTTAATTTCCATTGATTCATGATGATGAATCCCACTATACAAAGTCTGATAGTCGCCGTATTTTTCTAGCAAGTAACTATCAAAATCATTTTGAAGAAGTGGCCATTCAGTTTGAATATTGAGAATATTATTTGAAAGAAGCACAACCCAATCTAAAGATGAGTCTCCATAGAAATCAAAGGCAACATTGTCTGGTCTATCATTACCTTTGATTTGATACTTTTCAAATACTGCTACATTTTGTATAATATCGTCGCGAAGTTTTCCTCTCTTGAAGAAGTTCTTTACTGCAAAGAAATCTCCCAGTTTGGCATCTGGAAGTATACTAGTGTATTCAAAATCTGGAACTTGACTAAAGTAATTTGACATTTTAGAAACCTAATGATTGATCGTTATCATCTTCGTAATCATTATTAAAGATTGGTTCAAGTTCAGAGAATGAAAGTGTCATTTGATATGAGGCCATCGTGCCATCATGATATGTTGCATATGAACCTTCAGGAGTATATTGAACTCCTACAGTCTTCAGAGCACACTCTTTTATTTTACCTATGTATGGATGATCTTCTTCTCCTCTCAATTTATATTGAATTTTGAATGTATGTGGAGCCTTCAGGAACAGATTAGAATCTGATTTGATTGGAGACATTCCTTGTTTAAAGAAACGAATAATACGAATTATACTTTCTGCTTCTTCTTTACTTCTAGGAGATAATTTATACGTGAATGAAAAATCTCTTAGCGTGGGACCTTTAAATAACAATTCCATGTTAGGATTGATGACTGCACCTACAGTTCTTGCAAGCAACTGTCCTCCAGTTCCAGTAGCTGCTCCTGCCATTAGACCTGCAATAGCATCTTTCATATCTCCTGCTCCTGCTCCAGTTGCAGTACCAACAGCATTTGCAGCAGTATTTGCTGCACCTTTAAAATCACCTTTGATTCCTTGTAGTGCTGCTATTCCTGCTGCAATTTCTAGAGCATTCATATTGCCACTACCCCAATCACAACCATTACTATCTTGAATACCAGAAGGAACTGGAAGAGTAACAGATCCTATAGAATTTCTATTCGAGTCTCTATCGCTGAATCCAAATTGACCTCTAGATGAACTAAGTTTTCTTGGTTGATATTCCATCATGGTAAACATAACCACATCTTGCTTTGAATTGCCTAAACCAAGAGGGTATGTTGCACTTCCAAAATCTTTTCTAGCAGGTTTACTTGTTTTTGTTTCTGCTATACTTGCTGGTGTTGATGTTTGGTCTGGATTTCCTTGAGAGTTGTCTGAATTATCTGGAGGAGCTGGTGCTGTATTTCTATTTCCGTTTGCGCTATTATATGCTTCTGCTTCTTGAGACTTTGTGACAAACTCACCTCGCATCGATTCCATCTGGTTCTTTGATGCGCTTGAGATCCTATTGCTATTTTGTTTGATTTTACCGCTGGCGTTACTGTTAAAATTTATTTTGTTTGGATTTCCTGGATCTCTAGATCCTATAACTTTACCGCCTGCTCCTTGTGCATCACTATACTGTAGGATGTCAACATCATATGTACCATCTGCTAACTTTGTAGTTCTAGTTGCAGTGTAGATTGTTTCTTTGTTTCTCCCCTGTCCTATAGTTACCGGACTAGGTTTACTTGTTACAACAGTCATCTAACAGATGGTTTTTATTTATTTAGACGCAGTTTTCCATATTGTAATGCGTTAAGATCATCAACTTCATCGTAGTTTACGACGTGAAGTTTTCCTATGACCTCTTCCCAGGTATATTGTCTTGGTTTTCTTAGGTGAAAGTTGAAACCTTTAAATCCCCATCGCTCTAATTCTGTACAAGCAATAAGTGGATACTCATCGTATTGAATGTTTGGAGTCTTTGCATTGTAGATAAAAGTGTAAAACTTTCCAGGTTCAGGATACAGAACTTCGTCACTCAAGATTTCAATGAGTCTTTCCATTATGTCATCTTGAGATGAGAGATTATCTAATTCATCTCTATAAGGTTCTATCCTGCTCATTTAATACCTAACTCTTGTTCTGTGATGATTTTGAATTCAATTCTTCTATCTTCACAAAATTCAACCGCAGCTTTCCATTTTGCTTGGTTGACAGCATATGTTTTGCACTCGTACAAATATGACTTTGTCTGTCTTTTTGGTTTCTTTGGTGGTGCTGTTTGCTTCTTTGGTTTTACTTCGACAACATAAGTCTTTGTCTTACCTGTACTCTCTTTGACTTTCATGATAAAATCAGGAAAGTACTTATGAACCCTATTATCTACAGGTGAGATATAAGGAATGTAAAATTCCTCACTACCCCATTCAAGTACATTTTCATTTAGGTCACAATATCTACAGAACTTTCTTTCCCAACTACTACGACATATAATATTATTAGGATCACCTTTATACTTCTTTGGAAAAGAAGGTTTGTATTTACTTTTAATACTTTCTCCCATACATAATATATAAGGTTAAAAATTATTTATAAATGCCTAAGAAAAGGTCAATTTCAGACATTAAATCAAACTTACTCAGACCTTCATTATCGTCTCACTTTGAAGTTGAGATTGGACTTCCTAATGCAGGATTTGTGCAGAGGTTGCTGGGAGCAAATCAGGATCAATTAAATCTGATGTGTTCTGAAGCCAGTCTTCCTGGATCTCAATTGACAACATTAGATATTAAGGATGATTTCACAGGTGTCTCTGAGAAACATGCATATAGAAGACAGTTTGATGATAGAATTGATTTAACATTTTATGTTGATGCTCAGAATTATCTACCTATTAGATTCTTTGAAGCATGGATTCGTTTCATTACTGATGAAGATAATGAAATGAAAGATGATGGAAAAAATCCTCTTGATCCAACATACTCTTATAGAATGAGATACTCTAATGAGTATGCTGCTGCTGGACTCAAGGTTATTAAGTTTGAGAGGGATTATAGTTCTTCTTTAGAATATGAATTTGTAAAGAGTTATCCTCTAAGCATTTCATCTATGCCTGTTTCATATGAGTCTTCTTCTCTTTTGAAATGTACTGTTTCTATGACATACATTAGGTACGTAACTAGACCTGGAAACCCAAGTAATTCCAATCCAAGTTCACTAACACCTGCAGGTTTTGCTCAAGCAAATGATTTACTTACTACCATAGGTGGTATTCCTAGAGTAATTGCTAATGCAGCTGGAAATGCAATTAGTGATTTTGGAGAATCTATTAGTAACTTATTCTAATCCCAATAAATAACCATACTGAAACTTCTATAGGATATTATGCCTTTACCTAAAATTGCTACGCCAACTTATGAACTTGAGTTGCCATCCACAGGAAAATCAATAAAGTACAGACCTTTCCTGGTTAAAGAGGAGAAGGTTCTTGTCATTGCACTGGAGAGTGAGGATACTAAACAAATCAGTACAGCAATTAAGTCTGTTATCTCTAACTGTGTATTGACTAAAGGTATCAAAGTAGAAACTCTTCCTACTTTTGATATTGAATATTTGTTTTTAAATATTCGTGGTAAGTCTGTTGGTGAAGAGTTGGATGTAAATATCATATGCCCTGATGATGAAGAAACTCAAGTAACTGTTAATATCAATCTTGATGATATTGAAGTTCAGAGAACTGATGAGCACACTAATAAGATTAAACTTGATGAATCTTTGATGATGGAACTTAAGTATCCATCTCTTGATCAGTTTATTAAAAATAATTTTGATTTTAATGATAAGAGTGGAATGGAGCAATCGTTTGATTTGATTGCATCCTGTATTGATAAGATCTTTAGTGAAGATGAGGTTTGGGCTGCAGCAGATTGCACTAAGAAAGAAGTAAGAGATTTCCTTGAATCGATGAACTCTTCTCAGTTCAAAGAGATTGAGAAGTTCTTCCAAACAATGCCAAAACTTTCTCATACCCTTACAGTTACTAATCCAAAAACAAAAGTTGAAAGTGAAGTTGTACTTGAGGGACTAGCATCTTTTTTCGCATAGGCATGATCCATATGGATCTTGAGAACTACTTCCGTCTCAATTTTGCCTTGATGCAGTACCATAAATACTCATTGACAGAGATTGAAAACATGATGCCTTGGGAACGAGACATCTATGTTGCATTATTGCAACAGCATCTTGAGGAAGAAAAATTAAAGCAGCAACAAGCAAATGGATCTGGATGACCTCCTTAAATCAATAAGAGAAGAGGGGCCCAGTAAGGGTGGAGCCATTGCTCCTGCAAAGTTTTTTGGAGAAGATAGATATCAAACTTACCTTGAAGAGATAACAACTTCAGGGACAATTGGTGGTGAAACATTAACTCCTGAAGAAAGGAAAGAAGGATTTAAAAAGAGAAATGATAAGATTGGATTTGAAACTTTTGTAGAAAAAGTCTTAGCAAAGAAAAAAGCACAGACTGAAATTAAAAAAGGAAGAAGTTCTAGAAGTCTTGGTAGAGGAAGTGCTATTGTAAAGTCTCCTGGAGGATCATTATCAAATATAGTTTCACCTCCCATATCGGAAGAGACTGAAGAAAATCTAGAAGATATCCTAAAGGGTATTGATTCTATAAGAGAAACTCTTGCTGAAGAGAAAAAGTTAGAAGAAAAGAAAAGCAAGAAAGATAGAAGAGATGATGAAAAAGAAAGGAGAGCAAAGAAAGAGAAGAGATTAGAATCAAATATTTTTAAAGGAATTGCAAAGACAGTACAGAAAGTTCTTTCTCCCGTAAAGAGTATCTTTGATAAGATTATGGGTTACTTGACCACTGTATTTTTAGGTCGAGTTGCAATGAGTATCTTTGAGTGGTTTAGTGATAAAGAAAATACAGATAAAATAAAAACGATATTCAGATTTGTCAAAGATTGGTGGCCTGCCATGCTTGGTGGGTTGATATTATTTGGTGGAGCACTACTTGGTCCTGTTGGATTGATTGCAGCAATAACTGGACTTGCCATAGCATTTGTTCCTAAACTATTTGATGCTACAAAACAATTACTTGGATTTGGGGAACAAACAGAAAAGGATGCAAAGAAAGCAGAGCAAGATTTAAAGGCAGCAGAAGAAGGAGTGGAAGTTGATTCTCTGCTTCCACCAGAATTACAAGAGGCTCAGAGAAAGAAAGAAGAAACTGAGAATCTTAAAGAACCAGTACAAATGAAAGGTGGTGGTAAGGTTCCTGGCAGTGGTCCTAATGAGGATACTATTCCTGCAATGCTGGCACCTGGTGAGTTTGTGATGAGTAGAGGTGCTGTTAATAAGTATGGTACAGATACTTTGGCAGGTATGAATGCCATGGGTGGTGGAACTAATCGCCCTATGATTAGAGGTGGTGTTACATATGCTCAAGGTGGTGGCCATATGGGAGGAGAACCTGGAGGAAGAACTAAAGAAAAACAAGAAACGGATACCACTGGTGGAGGAGGAAGAGCATGGTGGGATGTTTTAGGATGGGCTGGAACAGGGAGACCAAAAACTACTAATACTGCATCTAGTGGTGGAGATGCTGGAAATTATGATTCCTTTGCTAAGTCAATGATTAAAGTTCATGAAGGAAAACGATTAGAAGTGTATCAGGATAGTCTGGGATTCCCTACAGTTGGATATGGTCACTTAATTGACTCAGGTTCTCCAGTTAAAGGTTTAAATGTAGGCGATACGATCACTGACGAAAAAGCAAATCAATTGTTTGATGATGATTACGAACACCATAAAAAAGCAGCAGAAAAAATTCCAGGTTATGAAAAAGCAAGTGGACAACAAAAGGCAGCACTTATAGATTTAACTTTTAACATGGGCCCTGCATGGGCAAGTGGATTCCCATCATTCAAGAAAGCATTTGCTGCTGGTGATTATGAGACTGCTGGAAATGAATTGATGGATAGTGCATGGTATGGGCAAGTTGGTAGAAGAGCACCAACTATTGTGAGTTTGATAAAAGGAAAAGGAACTGGTGGCGCATCATATTTGAAGGATGTTCCTACCAGTTCTCCTGCAAGCAGTTCAATTGCTTCCTCAGTATCTCCATCTTCTGGAGGATCTTCTTCTCCAAGTAGCACAGTTGCAACTGCTGCTAAATTTAGACCTGCAACAACTCCTCCAAGTGTTTCACCTCCACCAATGCAATCACCGACTGCTATGTTAGGTGAGATTGCAGATCTAATTAATTCTGATTTCTCTGAAAGTCCTCAATCACAAACTAGTCAACAACTTCCTCAGTTTGCTGCAGACTTCCAAAATTCTCTCAGCAAGATCAAAACATTGGGGGTACTTTGATAGATGGCTATAAATTCTGCAAAGCTATTACCTTCATCTAAAGGTTCTGCTCTCGCCATAAGAAAAAAATCAATATCTGTTGATTCATTAAAACCAAACGTAGGACAATCTAATTCAAAATCTTTACCTAAAACTACTGCAGATATAAAGACAAAGGTGATAGAGGTTGATAAACTTCTAAAGGGATCTGTTGTCAATGAAAAGAAAAAACTTGATAAAGAGAAACAGGAAGAAGAACGTGCAAAGAGATCTAAACGTGAAGAAGATCTAGAAAAAAAGGAAAAGAAAAAAGATAAACCAAAATCAAAATTAAAACTACCTAAAATATCATTCCTTGATAGAGTAAAAGATTTCATTCTTAATACTTTATTGGGATATGGTTTAATTAAACTCTTAGAATTTTTCCAAGGCGAAGATGGTAAAGCATTTTTTGATGGTGTTGCAGCAATAGCAGAATTCATTGAAAACGTTGGTGGAACAATCTTCAATGGATTAGTGACTTTTATTGATTGGAGTTATCAACTCTATGATAATTTTAGAGGATGGGTTGGTGATACATTTGGCGAAGAAGGTTTAGAAAAGTTTGATACCTTATCTAAAAACTTAAATACATTTCTCAATGCTGCTATTATTGGTGGACTTGCCATCCTTAAATTTGGATGGTTAAGAGCAGGCATTAGTGGTCTTGTAGGAACTTTCAAAAGTATTTTTAAGAGAGGTTTACTGCGAGCAATAAAGCGAGTAAGTTTAAAACTTTTTGGTAAGGGTGCAACGCAAGCATTTGGTAAAGGACTATCTGCTGCTAGTGGTGCTATTGGTAGAGGATTATCTGCCGCTGGTGGTAGACTAGCAGCAACAAAAGTTGGTTCATTCGTTGTAAAACTATTTGGACCAGCAGCTAAGGTAATTGCTCCTGCTATCAAAGGTGCAATGCCAGCAGTCAAAGGATTCTTTGGTAGGGTTCCTATTCTTGGACCTATCATGGTTGCTATATTCTCCTTGTTATCTGGAGAACCTGTAGGTCAAGCATTATTCAAAGCAGGTGGTGCAGCTATTGGTGGAGCACTTGGCACATTTATTCCAATTCCAGTTATTGGAACGCTACTCGGTGAGGTAGTTGGTGCATTCGTTGGAGATCTTCTCTATTATGCTCTTGTAAAACAAAATCCCAAGAAAGCATTTGAACTTCTCCAACAATCGCTGAAAGGAATCTTTAGTGCTGGTGAAGCAATAGGTAAGTTTGTTGGTGATGGATTTAGTAGATTCATTCCTGAATTCTTTGAGAAGCATCCTTTAGATTTATTTGATGGTGGTGGTGTACGATCTGGTGTGACTGCATTTGTAAAAGCAGTTGGTATCTATGATTTCCTTAAGGGAGTTGGATATGCAGGAGGAAAGAATGGACAAATTGATAAGTTCCCAAATCTATTGCAACTTTATAATCCATTTGGAATGATTCCATTGTTGATTAAATCATTCTTCCCACCTAACAATAAACAGGCTCCTGATCTTGATCAATATAATATCAAACCAGAATCGCAACAAGAATCTGGATACACAGGTTCTGGATTAGGATCTGGTGGAAATCAGAGTGGTTCTAGAATGGGCAATTTTGATGTTAAGAAGAGCAATGATATCGTTAATATTGGTAAGGATCTTATCTCTAAAGGATTCTCTGTAGCAGAACATCCAGACTTCACTAAGACACCAACAGCGTCTGGTGGATCATATACTCCTGGAGAAGGAACTGTCAGTCCTGTCCATAGTGGTCAGGGACATTATGATGGCAGAGCTATTGACGTTACTGATTGGAGAGGAACATTAGAAGATTCTAAGGCAAGATATCGTAGTGTTCTGGATTCAATTTATAATGATGGTAATATGGGTAATAAACTTCTTATCCATGATAGTTGGGGTATCGCAGATGCTAGTGGTAAAGATGGTCCTGGAAATCATGCACACCCAACACACATGCACATTGAGGTAAGAGATAAGGGTGGTAAAATTGGTAAAGGAGTCTTTGCCAACCTTGGAGGACCAGAGTTTGTTCTTGATGCAGACACAACTAGAGCTCTTGAAGATAATGTTCCTGGATTCTTATCAGCACTAAACAAAGCAGATTACAATAGTGCTCTAGGTGTGTTGAGAAACTATGCATCTTATGAGGGTGGTATGCAGCAATTTGTCCCAGTACCTATTCCAATGAAACAAAGTCAGATTGTCAGTCCAGCACAGAAACAACTTGCATCTGTTTCAGCATCAGGTGGAGAGGATGAATGGAATGAGAGTCTTTACGTTGGTGGTTAAATAGTAGTAAGAGGTAATGTTAAATGGCAAATCAGCAGACATCTAAAGGTTCTGATCCATCTTTTGTTGAAAGGATTGATGTTATTTCAAATAAAGATGGACAGTCTACTAGCATCACTGGTGGATTGGTTAACTTGATGTACTATGAAAGCATCATGAAAGATAGTGTTCGTGCAACAGTAACTTTTGTGGATGCAGGTAATACAGTTAATGGAAAAACTGCTTTAGATGGTCTTCCAATCGTTGGAGAAGAAAAAGTATTTCTAAAATTTACTGATCACAATGATGTGACATTAGACTTTGGTGATAAATTACAGAATCACTTGTATGTCAATAAAGTAACACCTCTCTCTGATGACACTACAAAATCCTCAGTTAGACTTGAATTGGCATCGAAAGAATTTATTCTCAATGAAAAGGTCAGATTGAATAATAGATTTGACGGTAAAGTTTCTGAGCATATCAAAAGAATATTAACTGATAAGAATTATCTTGCCACTGAGAAAAAATTAGATATAGAAACGACATCAAATAATTATAATTTTATAGGAAACAATAGAAAACCATACTATGCATTGAACTGGTTATCAAAGAATGCAGTATCTGCTCAAAATCAGAAGAAAGGCAGTAGTTCTGGATATTTTTTCTTTGAAACATTTGAAGGATTTAAATTCAAATCTATCGATGGACTTTTATCTCAGGAGAAAAAGAAATCAATAATCTTTAACCAGTCTCCAGATACCAGAGGACAGAATATACCTGAGGGATATGATATGAAAGCCCTTGAATATAGTAAAGACAATGCAATTGATGTGCAAAGGAAATTGCAGATGGGAGCATTTTCTACAAGAACAATTTTGTTTGATCCATTTAACTGCTTTTATCAAGTCATCACTCCTAGTGCAGATCAAAAGAAAGATTCATACAAAACTGCAGGTAAAGATTTGCCAAAATTAAATGATGAATTTAATAGACCTGGAAATAATAAAGAGTTTTCCAGAACAACTTATATGCTTTTAGATAAAGGAACATTACCTACCGGATCAGGTAAAGGAAAAAATAGTGAGCAAATTAAAAAGTCAGGAGAACAAAACTTTGAGCCTCAATCTACACTAAATCAATCGATCATGAGGTATAATCAAATGTACTCTCAAAAGTCGAACATCACGATACCAGGAGATTTCTCATTACATGCTGGTGATGTCATATTCTTGGATGCACCTGAATTGCAAACAGATACCAAGAACGATGAGATTAACAAGCAAAATGGTGGACTATATATTATAGCTGATTTATGTCATTACATAACACCAAAAGAGACGTACACTAAATTAAATCTTGTGAGAGATTCCTTTGGTAGAACAGGTAACCATTCATAGTAACAAAAATGGCAGAAAAAAGAACAATCGAACAGCATATTGAAGAGGATAAGGAAATCCTTCATGACCCAACGATTTCTCCTCAGATGCGTCGTCATACAGCAGATGAACTAGAGCATCTAGAACGTTATGCTCAAGAGCACAAGAAAGATATTGAAGCTGGAGATCATCATGATCCCACAATG